TGGTTGAAAAAGCAGATGGTACTTATGTTCTTTTAGGAGAAGGAGAAGGACTGAAGGTTGCAGACGCAAACGAATATACTTCTGGGGTTTCTAAATCAGATAGAAACGGTCACTTGATCGTCTTGAATGGTATGGAGAACGACGAAATCGCAGACGTTGAAGCATCTGTTGCAGCAACATTGATCGCACAAAGTTCATACGCTGCATAAGTAGTTAATAACTTTGAATAAAATTGAACGGTGGTGGTATAATATCACTGCCGTTTTTTGTAAATTGTAAGTTTATGAATATCAGAAAAAAATTAATAGGATCGAAGGTCTTTCATAAGACATTAAACAGAATGATTCTAATCGAAAAAGGAAACGAAGAATTGTACGAGCGTCTTGGAATGGACGTATTTACAAAGCGTCAAAAACCTAAACTACAAAAGAATGATAAAACTTCAAAGAAGCGCAGCAACGACCTACGTAATGACAGTAACGGAACTGACGACAATATCGAATCCTGAATACCTTTTCGAATTCATAAACGAACAGAGCGATGACAACAACGATACACAGTACTGCATACTTGCAGACATTTCAACGGAAACAGAACGCTTCAACGAGTTTACAATAACGGACGGATCAGACGTTGACTTTCCTATTAATGGATATTACACATACAACGTTTACGAACAAGCGAACGGAAGCGGTAATTTAGACCCAGATGGATTGACGGTTGTTGAACACGGACGCATTTATGTTTACGAAGCAGACGAAGCAGAAAACGAGTACACGAACACAACAGAATCAGATAAGATTTACCAAGATGAATAAAGACGAAACACCTAAACAACAAGTGAAAGCAATTGGATTTAGTTCTTCGAAAGGACTTGAAACACCTGTCGAAAAACTTGACAAGAAATATGGCTTTGTTACATGGGGTGCAAAGAATGACTATCCGTTCTATCTGATTGATATGTACAACGGTTCTGCATGGCATCAAGGAATTGTGAAAACAAAGACGTACTACATCGCTGGAGGTGGTTTAAAGGCTACTTCTGGAAACCTTGACGAATTCCTAGAGAATAAACATTCGGATTTCTCGATCAACGAAATCGCCAAAGGAATGACTTTCGATTTTGAAATGTTTGACGGTTTCTGCGTAATTGGTACATGGAATAAGGAAGGAACACGTGTTGCAGTTTGGGAGTACTACGAAGCAGACAAAGTTCGAACGAATGCAGACGAATCAATGTACTTCACTTCGGACGATTGGAGCGCACGAAAGCAAAACGAAGACACGAATTATCGTGAAATTCCACCACTTGATATGAAGAACAAGTCTGGAAAGTTTATGATGTACTACAAGTCACCAAGCAAACAAGCGAAAGGTGAGAAGGGTGTGTATCCAAAACCGTCTTATGTTGGTGGTATTACTTCAATAAATACAGATGTATTAATCAGTCAATATCACTTATTTGAAATCCAGAACGGGTTCAAATGCGGCACATTGGTAAACCTTGCGGGAGGTCAACCGGAAACAGAAGAAGAAGCCAGAGCGCACAGGGACGCTATCAAAGGAACGACAACAGATATTTCTGACACGAATCAGTTGATCATTACATTTTCGGACGGTCAGGATAACGCACCGACTGTAATGCAGTTAAACGGTAACGACCTTGCAGACCGTTATAACATGACAGAAAAGAGTGTACAACAAAACATTCTTGTGGCTCATGGTGCTACTAATCCGACGATGTTCGGAATTATGCAAGAAGGTTCTTTTAATGCTGCTGAATCACAAGAACTTTTCGAGATATTCAAAAGTGTCTACGTGAGCGCACGTCAAGAATCAATTGAATACATCATAAACAAAATGGTGCAGCTTTCAGGTTTCCAAGGAACGCTTGAACTTGAAGATGTTGAACCGTTTAAAGAATCTATAATTGAAGAGGGTGTGATTGAAGAAGTTGTTGACGGTGAAGTAGTGGAAACAGAAGAACCGACTGAAGATGTAGCTGCCAGCGCAATGAATGGTGCGCAAATTTCGTCACTTGTAGGTATCGTTGAGGCTGTCGGAATTGGAACATTGACACCAGCAGCAGCGGTTGAGGTTATTATGGCTTCATTCCCTACCATAACAAGGGCGCAGGCGAGCAAGATCGTCGGTCTTGACGCACCTGCACCACCAGCACCGAATTTTGAGAAGCAAGAAGGGCAAGTATTTAGAAAGTCTGACAACGACCTGAAGGTATTTATGGAATACGGTATTTCAAAAGACAATTTCAAAGTGGTTAAATCTGTCAGCGTTTCAAATGACTTCGGATCAGCAGACGTTGAACGCATGGAATCGAATAATTATACGGGATTCTTTGATACTATCGGTGATATTCGTGCAGGACTTACAGAATTAGACAAGAACGTACTTGCATTACTGAAGAAAGGTGAAGATGGGACAAGTATTCAGAACGCCCTTGACGAATCAATGACAGACATAGCAAAGTCAATTGATAAATTAACCCGTGCAGATTTGATTGTTAACGGTGAAACGTCTGCAATCGGTGAAGACATTCTTGAAGGACTAGAAGTTGAAGCTGACAGATACGAAGTACGATATTCATACGAAGTTAAGCCGGGACTAGGTGCAGACAAGATCAGTACAACAAGACCGTTTTGTGAGACGTTAATAGATGCAAATAGAATGTACACAAGACAAGAAATAGACTTTATTTCTGGACGTATTGGGCGTGACGTGTGGCGTTATCGTGGTGGGTTCTATCACAACCCAAAGACAGACAGGACAACGCCTTGGTGTCGTCACCAATGGGTTCAATCACTAGTAGTAAAACAGTAATAAATGGCAAACAATTATTTGATCGCTGTTGACGATCTAAAAAAGAAGGGGTTAATTCACCAGAACGCAGACACTAAACTGTTGAAGGTTTCGATTAAGCGTGTTCAGGACATGAATATACAGCCAGCAACGGGTTCACCTTTATATCGTGCGCTTCTTGACCGTGTAGAGAATGACAACTGGGACGCAGACTATCGAACCTTGATGGATGACTACGTGATTCCGGCACTTGTAGCGCAAGTTGATTACAAGGTTGCTCTGTATAATTTAGAGAAGATCAGAAACAAAGGAACAGGAAGAAATACAGACGATAATTTTCAAGCAAATGGCGACGATTCAAACGAAGCGTTTCGTGATGAACTGAAGAAGGATGCGTTCTTCTATATGGAACGTTTAATTGGATTCTTGAAGGACGATTGCGGAGTAATTTACACAGAGTATATCGAAGCAATTACAAGAACGAATCACGATGTAAAGAAAGATGCAACAGGATACAAAACAAATTGGATAACTTAATGACATTTAAACCAAGCAAGAAAGACATCAAAAAATTAGAAATTTATCTGAATGGAAAGGACAATAAACCAAGTAAAAAAAGACCTTCAAGAAATCGCAACACAGCACCGTCAAATTGAAACGTTCTTTTTCGGTGACTTCATGGACGCTATAAATTCAGAAGATGCTGTTGACTACGTTTTGATGACTGCGACGCTCCAGCCTTCTACGATGGGCGAAGACTTTGTGAATGTCAATCTTAATATTGTTATTTGTGACAAGTACAACGAAGGCGATCAACGTAACATTGACGAAATACATTCAGACTGTATGCAGATATGTCGTGACATTTATGTGACGCTGAAGCAATACAAATACGAAGACTATCTTTCAATTGAAGGTGACGTGTCAACAACTCCATTTATAAACAAAGGAGCAGACATGACGGCAGGATGGGCGATTGATATATCATTAAAAATATTCGACGATGAAAACTGGTGTGCAATACCTTACGACAGTTTTGATTTCGGAAACACATAAACACATTATAATATGAGCGATTTAAAAGATCACATTAAAGACCCTTGGCTTGTTCACGCACTAGACGTGATTGAAGATACCTATGGAGTTAAAGCAAGCGCAACAAGAAAGAATAAAGACCTGTTAAAGTTTGGTAGGACTGAACAAGTTCAGACTGCAAAGACGACGATAATGGCTAACAAATCAGGGACGTATAATGAAACGTATGTCAGTTCAAATGTTATTGACACCCTTTCAAGTTCAAGCGGATCAGATACCGTTGATGTGAAGATCGAAGGTCACACAATTAATGGTAGTGGTGACTTCACTTTTGTAGTTCAGACAGTAACACTTGACGGTCAAAACAAGGTGGTATTAAGTACGCCCCTTGCACGAATGACACGTATTTACAACATAAACGGAACAGACTTGATTGGTGCTGTTTATGGTTATCAAGAGTCAGCTATTTCTGGT